GCTGGTCTCTGCAAGCACTGGAAACCTGTCCCGGCTCTGTGTCGGCTTCAGGTGCTCTGGTTGACGCTTGCTCCGGATGCTACGCCACCACCGGATGCTACTCCTTCAAAGGCACTAAAGCAGTCCGCGCCGATAATAAGGCTGCATGGCAAGAGGCTGGCTGGGTTGACACCATGGTGGCTGCTCTCAAAAAGCAGAGCTACTTCCGTTGGTTCGATTCTGGTGATATGTACTCCCTCTCCTTGGCTGTGAAAATGTACGAGGTTATGGCTGCCACTCCCCACGTCAAGCACTGGTTACCAACACGGATGTATAAATTCGCTAAGTTTAATGCCATACTGGCCAAGATGGAGGCACTGCCTAATGTCATGGTCCGTAGGTCCTCGGATGCTATTGACGGTACATATACTGCTGGTGTGCATGGCTCCACAATTTTACCTGATGCTACCTCGGTGCCATCCGGTGTTACCTTATGCACCGCTTATGAGCATGGCGGTAAATGTAATGGCTGCCGCGCTTGCTATGACAAATCGGTGGAAGTGGTTGGTTATCCTGCACACGGCCGCAAAATGGCTAAGGTTATTCGGTTGGCAGTGGCTGCTTAAGGTTTTCGCTTCCCCCTTGAGGCTTGGCTGGATGGGGGGTTTGGGACAGAGCTCTGGTGGCTCTGTCCCTTTTTTTATGGCTCACTGGGGAGCAGTAGCGGTGAGGGATGGGGGTACCGTAGGTAAGCGATTAGCAAAAAAAGCTGTACCAGGTCAAACTCTTTTTTCCAATTTTTTATTTTCTGGGGCTCCCAATGGATCCACGAAATTTTTTTCAGGAGCCCCTACAAGGTTTTTTTGTTTTTCCAATATTTCATTGATTATGGCAATAGCTTTGTTTGCTTGACCTCTCGGGTCATCAGTCGTATTGTATGATATTGGATACAATGCCTCCAGTACCAGTTTCAAATTGAAACGTTGCAGTGATTCTTCTGGTGTCATCCTTCAACTCCAAAATGATGTTTAATTTCTTCCACACAGTCCCTACGAAAAGCATCTTCAATCTGGTCACGGTAGTCTTTATATCCAGGTGATAGCCCTTCTACAATACCAATACATTTGAGAATAATCAACTCGGCGAATTTTTCTTGCAAGGGATCAGGAACAACGATAGTGGCATATTTGTTTTCTGCCTTAAATTCTTCTAAAGCCTGTTCAAAAAGTTCTTTAATTCGTTCGTTCATCAAAGTAACCACTTTCATCTATAATTGTTTTCTCTATTACTACCATATCGCCATTTACTACAGCCGGTAAAGATACTTTGACAATTGAACCGATACTTGATGACGAATCTACGGTCACGGTAACGTAGTCTGCTTCCGGATACTTATCACAAAATTGTTTGATTGCAATAAGGTCTTCTCTGTGTAATGATAATTTATTGTTCATGCTTCAATGTCCAGTTTGTTTCCTTTGGCTCTGATAGCCTTTATGAATGCTCTCTGTGTATAGATGTAATCAGCAATAGATTCAATGAACCGATTGTGTCTAGTATCTTCTCTTTTGGCCAAAGACTGTGCTTCTTTAGCTCTCATGTCGGATGGAAGAATAACTGGTTTACCTTCCGATGATGTGATTCTCATTTTAATCGTATCAAGTTATCTCTAAAAATTTCCCATGCTTTTTGCCAGGACCATTTGTTTGAATGTATTATAACATCTTTGCGGTCCAATGTCAAGCAGCAAGAGATAACATAGTTTAAGTCCTCACCAAGATAACCAGTTTTACCAATTTCTACCACATCTAACGGTCCGGTTACTGGGTACGCAGCTACTGGTGTACCGCAGGCCATGGCCTCAATCATAACGATACCGAACGTTTCCCACTTTGAAGGGAACACGAAAACATCTGCGTTTGCGTAATAGTATGCAAGTTCTTTGCCAGTCTTGAAACCAACGAACTCAACATCTGGATACTTTAAGGCTAACTCGGACATATATGGTCCATCGCCGACCATGATTTTTCTGGCACCTGGATACTTTATCTTGCAGAAGTCATCGAGGTTCTTTTCTTTTGAAACTCTGGAAACACAAACAAGGGTGGGGCCTCCGGAAGCGCTTGCAAGGCGCTGTGAGTCATTAAATATATCTCTATCTACTCCACGAGTCCAAGGTAATATGTTTTGTTTGAACCCGTGGTTGTGTAAATCTTTGACCATCGTTTCTGTTGTGGTCAAGACTTTACCTGAGTGTTTATGAAACCAACGGACGTATGCCCATGTTAGAAACTCAGGTATACCAAGTAACTTCTTTAAGCCCTCAGGAAACTTAGTATGATAAGCGGTATTGTAACGATAATCGCATAGTGAAAGATATTTTCTAGCCCACAGACCAAGAGGACCTTCTGTGGCGATGTGGATATAATCCGGATTGATCTCCTTAATCTTCTTGCCCAAGTTCCTCGGATAGGTAAGTTTGACTTCGTTGTAGCCAGGACAATCAATATAGCGGAACCACCGGGGATCAAGCACCACAACGTTATAACCATCCAGAATCGCACACGCCTCAATGTTCTTGTAAGTTGTGACAACGCCATTGATTTGATCCGGTAAGTTATCTGTTATAATTAATATTGTTTTCATTGTACTGCTTGTGTACGTTTTTTCTTCAAAGATTTTCTTAATGTTTTAAGCCAAAGCCGGCGTTCTTTGTTTTTATCACCCTTCAGGATGGCCTTGTACATCTTTGTAATTAATTTGTTTACTTTCATTATCACTCTCCTGTGTCCAAGTTATAATTTCCCAACGGCCGTCATGATGTTCCACTAGTGCAGTACATGATTCAACCCAGTCGCCGTCATTCATATAGGTAACACCGTCTATTTCTTTTATCTCTGCATGGTGTATGTGTCCGCAAATGACACCATCAAAACCACGTTTCTTACAATACTTAGTTAAGTTTTCTTCAAACTTAAAAATAAAATCTACTGCTTTTTTGACACGGTGCTTAAGAAACTGGCTAAGGCTAAAGTACCCAAAACCCATACGATGACGAATCCAATTAATCCTAGTATTGAGTCCAAGAATGAAATCATATGCTTTATCTCCTAAAAATGTTAACCACGGTGCAAGTCTTGTGATGCCGTCAAACATATCTCCGTGTACTACTAGATAGTGTTTACCATCTGCACCGATATGTTCTGTTTGATTGTGTATTTCGATTGAGCCAAAACTGAAACCATATGGTATCATTGGTCTTAAAAATTCATCGTGATTGCCTGCAATGAATATTACTTTGGTGCCACGTTTGGCATGACCTAATACTCTGCGTACCACATTAGTGTGGGATTGTTTCCAACGCCATTTGTTTTGTTGAATTTTCCATGCATCAATTATATCGCCAACTAGATATAATGTATCACATGAATTGTTCTTCAAAAAATTATTGAGAGCCTCAGCTTTACAGTCTTTGGTTCCCAAATGGACATCGGAAATGAATATTGATCGGTATGTTTTTTTCTGCATCCTATTATGTAGAAAATTAATTAATTGTCACACCATTGTCATCTATTAAATCGTACCATCACTTTGGCCAGCACCTAAAACACAACCTGTTACGGCATCATATTGTATTAATGTCCAAGTGCCTTTTTCTTTGTTCATAACAATTGAAATATAAGAACCTGATGCGGATTCTTTGCCAACCCATACCGGTACTTCACCAAGTTGTTTGAAAAGATATTCCATGAGGCTTTGGGCAGAAGAACAGTTCATCGGTTTGTTTAACTGAAATATCTTTTCTTGTGCAAATGTTGTCGTACTTAACAATAATGTTAAAGTAATGATTATTTTACGCATTGTGGTTCCTCTAAGGTATTCATTGTTCGTTCATGGAGTTTATCCCATACATCTGGTTCTCCCCAGAAAAGGAAGAATAGTAAAAGAATAATAATAATCTCACGCATAATTAAGTCAAGTATCGTATGATTATGATACCAGAACCACCTGCAAGATTTGCTGTAGCATTATTACCATGTCCGCCGGCACCGCCGCCAGTATTCGGTGCACCGGCAGTAGGCGTTCCGCCCGGACTACTGCCGCCACCACCCCAACCTCCGCCACCCAATGCTTGTGTAGTTTCACCGCCGCCTTGACCGTTTGTTCTGCCGGCACCGCCACCACCACCATAATAAGTTGAAGTGCCTGATATATCAAATGCACGGCCATTCCATCCATCTGCACCGGCACCACCACCTCTTGCAGCACTTAAGAAGTTGCCGCCTGTGCCACCAGCAGCACCAAAACCACCTGTTGAACTACTTGGTTGTAGTGCTGCGCCGCCGACAGCATTTGAAGCACCACCGCCACCGCCAGAGCCGCCTGCAATACCTGGTTGACCATCGAATCCACCTTTGCCACCACCAAGTGCAACAAAAGTTGATATTGAACTATTTTGTCCGTTAGCACCAGCAACACCTTGTCCTATTGATACAGAATAACTTCCAAATGTTAATAATTGTTCTGTTAAATATGCAACACCGCCGGCACCGCCACCACCTGTTGCATTACCACCGGTCACAGAACCTCCACCAGCACCAACTAACAATATATCAAATGTTTTACCTATATCTCTAAAAATCTGGAAAGTTCCATTTGATGTGAACGTATGTATGGTATAAAGTCCACTGGTGCTTACTATTCCACCATCAGCAAATTGTGATGATCCTATCCGTATACCACGGCCTAGTTGAATTCCTGATCCTATTGAGATGGGCATATTAAGTATTTAAATTAAGGTAATAGTATTTATACAGTCTCACAAAATATGAGAATTGCATAGGTTCATGTTCGGGATCAGGTAACTTATCACCGAAATGAGATTTCATTTTCTCGTATAATTCTAAGGCTTGTTCATCACTCATTTAATCTTCTTTGTAGATATTAGACCAAATTTTCAGTTTCTCTTTTTTGGCCTGTCTTGCTGCATTAATGTTACCATCAGAAATCATGCACTTCTCTACCATAATATCAATCATAGCAAGAAGGTCACCAACTTCTTCTTCCAAACTTTGCATGTTACTTTTATTTGTAACAGGATGTACAGAATCGAAACCGAAACGGAAAATCTTAGAGATTGCCTGTGTCACCTCAGCACATTCTTCCTGTGTGATACAAAGAATCTCTTTGGTCTTTTTATCCATTAATAACCTCATTCAACAAAATTTGATTACCATCGGCACCTTGACACCAAGATTCTGCAAAATCTTCTGCTTCATTTATTCTCTGTAGTGTTGTTCTTTGCACCACACGGTTCTCAACATATAGTGTTACTTCCCATATATCAAATTGCCGGTCAAGGCCTCTACTAAGTCTATTGATTGTGGCTTTTCTGCCATCACCATAATATTCTGAATGAATTTCCATAATTAACTCCTTATGTAATTAGTCCGATAAAACGATTCAGTACAACTCGGCTACTGTGTTTACCACTATTGTACTTTGTAAATGCAGAGGCAATACCTCTGAAGGTTGAGTTTTCTTTAACTTCAAAAGTAGAATCCTCATCTGTATCTAGGCCATTTGACCTCAAGATATAATATTCATCATATCCAGTATTTTCTAAAACAGCAAACTTTGATTTTTTAAAGTTTTCTTTCATTTCTTCGTGATTGGTTTGTTTTGGAAACCATTGATATACTTTACGATTAAAGTCTCTGCCATTAATAACATAGAAACCAATAACATTTGAACCAGTTCTGGATTTTAATAATCGAATAAAAGCACTTGTATATTCATCATGGTTCCTAGTATTATTAATTTTTTCTTCATGTTTGGTAACAGGGTCACGTATAATCAATCTATCGCAATCCATTTTTACATCTTGTAGTCCATAATATGAATCTTTTTGATAATATCGATTTGAATTGTTACTTTCACCATCTGTTAGAAAAATTGTATTGACAATCTGTAACTTGTTTTTCTTTTGAAACTCAGGAACAATAGTCATGGCATGAACGATTGCTTGGTTCAGTGGTGTGCCTTGCATGTTCATCCAGTAAGGAAAATAACCACGAGTGCTACCTAGTCCAGCCAAGCAAACCAATGAAGAACATGCATATGTAAATTCAGCACTAGACATTCTTGATGATAATAGATTCATCAAACCATATGGTCTGAAATAGATATCATTTTCTTTTTTAACTTGAGATGTTTCCTGTTCTCTATCTGTTTCTTCGATAAATGCATATACCTCATAGGGTATGTTTAATTTTTTACAAAACAATACCAAATTAATCAACTGTTTCATTGTATTGCCAATATGGTCAATCATAGAACCAGACCAATCAAGAAACATAACAAGACCGTGTGACTTGCCACCAGGAACAACTGAGATTTTCTTAAAGATATCTTCATTGAAACCGTAAGAGTAAATCTTACTCATATTCAGTTCACCGGTTTTGGCTGTTGTTGCACGTTTTAACTGGTCAGCATTTTTACGCATTTCAAATTCTTTAACAAGATAAGAAACGACCTTATTACTTTCATTTCGAATTTTAAGAAATGTTTCTGTTGAAGAACTGAAATTATCTTGTTTGTATCTTTTCCAAATTACTTTGTGGTCAACAACTTGTTTCGGATCAAAATGTGGAATATTTGCATATAAAATATTACCCACACTATTATCAAATAACTGTTTTTCATTTTCTTTATAAGATGCATCAGTAAAAGAACGAATCTGGTCTTCCAGACTTACTTTTTTATCTTCTTTTTTCTTGTTGAACTTATCAGAATCACGTTCGTTGGCTTGAATATCTCCCTCGTCAATTTCATCACCATCTTCAAAAGTTTGTTCTTTTGAATTGCCTTGGTTATCAAAGTCAACTTCTTCATATTCAGGTTGATCTTCATCTTCACCATCGTCACCGTTTTCGGCTTTGGCTTTGGTGCGCTTTTGTTCTTCTTCTTCTAATTTACGTTTCATGTATTCGATGATTCTTTTCGATACATCAATAACGTCATCATAGGTTTCAGTTGTTTCAACTTCATTAAGTAAATTACGTTCTTCATCATTAAATTGAATACGTAATGCTGCACCACCTTTGCAGTGTAGATTAATACGGTCAAGAAAATTCATCTTGTTGATATCCGTTCCTTTGATGCCAAAAAAATCTCTAGTCATAAGCTCACCATAAGCTTTAACAAAGGAGTTTTTAAGACCTGGATATTTGTATTTAATTTTGCGTTCAATACGGGAATCTTCGACTACATTAGTCACATCCCGAATAACATTTTCTTCTTTTGCTTTCAACATACCTTCAATGGGTGTATATAAAGCATGGCCAACTTCGTGACCAGTAAACAAATCATAAAGAGCGCTGGAAATATTTTTATCTAAAACTGGAAGTGTCAAAATCCGGTTCTTAACATCAAAAGATGCTGTTTGTACCGGTCGTTGTTCGACAACAAGGTTTTCGGTCGCCATCAATTTGGCCAACAAAGATTTAGATTCGAGTAATTCCATTATTTTTTCTCGGTTACAATGATAATATTGCCTGTTGGTGTTTCTTCAACACTTAAATTTAACACGGTGCCTTCTTTCCAACCTGTTTCAGCAATAAATTCTTCAGGAAATTCTAAGATTGCATCACCAGTACCATCATTAGCTTCTTGCACTTGAATTATATAAGACTTACTCATAGTATTCTTTCATCCGTTTGTACCAATCTTGGTCATTTTCGAATTGTGACATAACTGCCCATTGCCGAGTGACTTCATCTAAAGGTTTCCAATCAATCGGTTCTTGCGGTTCTTGTTTTGGCTCAGTATTTTGTGACATTTTTTGCTCCTAGCTCAGTGATTGACGACAAAATCGCTTTTTTAGCGTTTTTACGATCATATTTTACGACATTTCTGTGTTCTTGTACAGGTTTGATTGCAGTACGACATACCGGACGTTGCAATTTTACAACAAAACTCATTTTTTTACTCATTTTAGCGCCTCATTTTTGAAATTTCTACAGCTTCTTCACTGTTAAACACAGGTACAGCGTTTGATTTGTGCATTGTTGCAATTCCAATCACTTTTGTACCTGTATAAACCTTTGGTGTAGCTTTGGTTGCAACACCATTGCCTGTATTTAATGACGGATAACGCACGGTTTCACGGCCGGCAGGCGTTGTCAGCTTATATGTTAGTTGATTGCTTGTGGATTTGATTGGTTTTGATGTTTGGTGTGATTTCAACCACTCATCATACTGTTCACGCACGGATCTTGGTCCTAGTTTTTTCTTGGACCTTGCAGTTCGAACATATATCATCATAAAAATCTCCTAAACAATGGTTGTATTATACACCATATGATAGAGCTTGTCAACAGCTGTGTTGTTAGTTTACAACACAAAATTAATTAATATGTTTTACTTTTTTTTCTTGCGGATTTTTGATAATCTTCAGAACCTTGGAAATAATCATAATCTTCATAATTTGATTTTTTTCTTGAGGTTTTTTGCTGATTTTTTTTCTTTTTACTTGAATGAAATTCAAGTTCTTCTTCGTAGTCCGAATTACGAAATTTACCGAAAACTTTAGACACTTTAATTAAACTCCTTGATTAATAATTTCAAATGTTGTGAAAGTAATGCCACGAATACGTGATTCTGGCATATTCTGCATGTTCATCTCTGAAACATAGGTTATATTGGATACGGGATAACACAATTTTATAAGTTTTAACAAATTACAGCATGTTCCATCGAAATCATTAAATGTAAACACTTCATCGACAAAAGGAAAACTTTCCACGACTTCTCTTCTTTGTGAAAAGTTGTTTCTGGCACCGGATCGACATAATTCCATATAAGAATCGGAATGTATGCCGACAACAAGCCAATCACACTTTGTTTTACAAGTTTTTAATAATTTAAACTCATCATAAGATACAGGATCAAATTCACCAGATACGATAATGATGTTTTCTTTTTTTGTCATGGCAACATGTCTGGAAATGCCTCTTTTACAAATTTATAGTCTAACCCTTTTACTCCCAAATCTTTTTGGAAGATACCCAATAAAACTTCTGCTTCTCGTGGTTCAATCGATTCTAACATTTGAATTAATAATTCATTTCTACGTTGTTCACTTAATTTTTCTGCGGTTGCATCACCATCCATGAACATATACATTTTACGTATTTGTCCATTAAGGCTATCATGCGTGATGCCAGGTAACATATCCGTAGGAACTTTATAGTTCTCCGGCAACTCTTTAATTTTCCATTTAATTTTTGGATGATAAGCTAGCTTTAATACATCAACCAATGTTTTTGAAAGATTTTTGGAAATTACATCCATTCTTTCTTTTTTGTTTTTTGCTAGTTCAAATTCATCAAAAACTTCATATAACGATTTCATTAAAATTCCCCAATAACATCTATTAAACTTTTCAGTTTATTTGCAATCAAATAATCCAGTATTTTACCCTTAGGCGCTGGTTTGGTTTCTTCATAAGTATTTATAATTTTATTTTGTATATCAATAGGTATGTTTCTCAAGTCAATCAATGTCTGGTTGCGTGAAAAACCGATACGTGCATTTTCATCATCATAATCACCATAGTTTTGTGACATAAATTTAGTGAGTTTGGCTTCTGTCATAACCTTTTGGCGGATTCCACGAACAAACGTGTCACTCGGTGAAAGTATGTTTGGAATACCATCACCTTTGTCGCCAGTGATGATTTTATTTTTCAATTCATCCATTGGACTTTTGGAAATTAAGAATTTCTTTTGTGTTGGATTGTATTGTTTAATACTAAACTCATTTCTACCATTATACATCTGTAATTGTAGAAAATCACCATCACTGGAAATTATTAGTATATTTTCATGCATAATGTGTCGTGGTACAAGTGTGCCAATAATGTCATCAGCTTCTGCACCATCGACATCAATTACCTTGTATGGGAAATTATCTCTGAGTTCTTGTTTGAATTTTGAAAGCATATCAAAAATTAAATGCCAATCAAGTTCAGATTTCTCTCTAGTTTTTTTACGACCGGCCTTGTAGAAGGGAAAGAACTCCTTGCGCCAATAATTGCGGTTGTCAGCACACAACACAACTTCGCCATATCCTTCACGGAAGTTCTTTAGGTGCGTCCTGATGATGTTCAGGATCATATGCCTTATAAGACCCTCTTCCAGTTTAACACCTTTTTGACTGGCAATTTGTGCCATTAGGCCTGACAACAATACTTGGTTAAGATCAACGAGAATCATAATATACTTTTAGTTTAGATTTTACTATTTTACATCATTGATTCGAATTTGTCAACAGCATCATCTAGGAAATTATTTGAGGTTGTGGTTTTCTTTGCGACTAAACCGTACCACCCTTGTGGAATCAATTGCGATACGTATTCCCTAGGATCGGCAAAGATTGCATCAAATGTGTCCAGATGTTCTACTGTACCGTTTTCTTCGTTGCATTTAAACAACAAGATATGCCACCAAGACCCAATAATATTACCTTCTATTGGTTGACCTGGAATTTTGTATTTATTTGTTACGATGTTGATACTATCTTCATCTTCCATTGGTAAAAAGAATAATGCATCAAATTCTTCACTAATGTCTTTCAAATAATCTAGCATTGCAATCCTTTAATGTGTGATTTTCTTACTCTTACCATAATCCAAGAATTGTAATAGTCATCTGTTTCCAGAGCACCATTTACAAACTGTTCTTTTGCTTCAAGATAACCACACTCACCTTTGCTTTTGCATAAATGTATAATTTCTCGGCTAAACGAATCTAGTCCGTGTATTATAACATCTTTTTTTAATTCCTCGTTACTACCATAATAAGTTTGCCAGTCCGAGGAAACTTTGAAACGTTTCTTCTTACCTTTTACTTGTCTGGTTTTTGAGGAGTAAAAGAATTTCTTACCAATGTATTTTTTATTTGTTACATTGTTGGTTATAAGATACACGAATCCATAATACTCACCAATTAAATCTTCTGTAAAATCTTTATCTTTATGTATCCAGTTTAGTCCCATTTTTCATTATCATCATTGAGTTCATCATCCTCTATATATTCTTCTTCGGATAATGAATCAATGGTTTCACCACAAAATGGGCAAAACTCGGGTAATTCTTCTGATACAAGTTCTTGCATATAAATTACATCATAGCTGGATTCACAACTACTACACTCTGCTGTTATTGTTTTTGTTGTCATATGTTTTCCTTTAGTTTGCCCACACATCACCCCAATTTCCAGACAATGCACCTTTTGCATAATCGGTTGCACGGTTCTCGAAAAAGTTTGTATGTGTTGGTGCGTTAATCATTTCCTCTACCCAAGGTAATGGATTTTTCTTCACTTTAAAAATGCCTTTAAGACCAAGAGATATGAGGCGTCTATCGGCAATATAACGAATATATTTTTTAACATCTTCACTAGAAAGTCCTTCCATAGCACCCATTGAAAAAGCAAGGTTGATAAATTTATCTTCTAGTTCAACCATTTTTTCTGCAATAGTATAGATACGACCTTTGAGTTCATCATTCCATATCTCTTTGTTTTCTTCTATATAGGTTCGGAATAATTTAATCATAGACTCAGCATGTTGTGTTTCATCAACAATAGACCAAGTAACGATTTGTCCCATACCTTTCATTTTACCTGTACGTGGAAAGTTAAGCAACATAATGAAAGAAGAGAATAACTGCATACCTTCGGTGAAAGCACTGAACACGGCGATATGAGTTGCAGTTGAAGCTGCATTACCATTTTTAGAAGAAATGTCCAACACATAATCGTGTTTGTCTTTCATTTCTTGATAGTCTGAAAATTGGTTGTATGTGGCTTCAGGTAAACCTAAAGTTTCAATTAAGTGACTGTAAGCAGCAACGTGTAATGCTTCTCTTGCAGCAAAACCTAACAACATCATACGCACTTCTGGTTGTGGAAAATATGGCAAATAATTCTTAACATATCCACCAGCAACATCAATGTCGCCTTGTGTAAAGAAACGGAAGATGTGTGTTAGAAATTGTTTTTCTTCGGTTGTTAATTTCTTTTTCCAATCTTTAACATCTTCTGACATTGGAACTTCTGTATGCAACCAATGTGATTGTTCGTGTTTCAACCATGCATCATATGCCCAAGGATAATTGAAAGGTTTGAAACTGTTTCTTTCATCCGTAAGTTTAGATTCGATTTTCTTAATCATACTGTTGCCCACTCTTTTAATTCTGTGACGGTTTTGGATCCAACCAATCGGTTAACTTCGATGTTTTCATCCAACATCACTAATGTTGGTACACCACGAATACCATATTCAACTGCAACGTCAGATTGAATATCAATGTCAATTACTTCAATTGGTAAACCGAGGTTTGCTTCTTCTAAACTCATTGCTAATGATTTGCATGGCCCACACCATGACGCGGTAAATCTTAATATTTTTTTCATTTCTTTTCTTTCTTTTCTACTTGTTCGTACATTACTGTGTTTGTATCACCTAATGCCCATTTTGAATCCGTTTCGACCGACCATTTTTTCATGGCAACCTTAAAATCTGGCATCTTCAATTCTTTTGGATTGCTACTTGGCTCTAATACAATTAATCGATTATTTGGCTGAGCAGCAAACTGCCCATTATCACACATGATGAAATTATAAGACTTGTGGTCCTCGATATCTTCACTAAACCCTGTATCAAGTACGTTAAAATCAGGATGAGCAGAATCAACTGTAAACATATAAACACCATACTGCCAATCTCCATTCTTTAATTTAAATTTACACTTCATTGATTGTAACTGTGCTTTTTTAATAACAGTTATATCATATGATAAACAATCCCACAACTGGAGATAATCTAATGGTAGTGGTTCACCTTCAATTGGTTTCCAACAATATGCATGTAGAGGTAATTTATCATATAATGCACCATAATTGTTTAGATATGATTCAATACGAAATGCTTGACCTCTTAAAGATTTAATACTTATCCACCAACAAGGTTCAAGTTCTCCATGACCTTTCTCAAAGTCATACAAAAATTCTTTACGAACAAAACATTTTATTGGTGGAAGATTAGCGACAATATGCGACATTTATTATCTTTCCATTAATTCGTTTACAAACTCTAGTAGTTGTATGTGGTGTTTACCATTATGATACTTACCTTTCATCCAACTATAACTTTCATACCAATGTGATTGGCTTTCGGGATGACAACCAATCAGACCAATTCTACCTTGTATAATAGCCATCGGATCATCATTCATATACTTTGCAATGATATCATACTGTCCTGGTCCAAATGCACACCCATCATAAAAGAACATGTTATCATCAATGCCATTCCATACGATAGGCATGTTCTTTGCATGGGGTCGCCGTGTATCTGTGTTTGGTCTTTTTATATATTGTTCAACTTCTACGTTGTCTAGTATATTGAGGTAGTGTTTACCTGCCCAATATGCACCCATACAAATACCAAGATAATGCCCACCATTCTTCACAAATTCTTTTACACGATATGCATTGTAATTAAATAATCTATCATATGAATCAGAATCACCAAAGCCACCCGGTACAGCAATCATTTGCACATCATCAAAGAAATCATCTTCTAGTTCATTCTTTGAAAATATTTTAAAATTATAGTGTGAACCTAAAGCCTTGATGATTCCATTACCACTTTGCACTGAACATTTTGGATCATATATAAACAATGCTATAGTAGGTTTCATTCAACCCTCACAGGCAATGCAATCATTTCCTTGTGCTACTTGAATCATGTCCAATTCTTTAATTACTTGACGTTCAATTTTCTTAGAGACTTTATCTGCCTTACCAATCTTTTCTGAACGGCAATAGTAAAGTGTTTTCAATCCTTTTTTCCATGCCATAAAATGAATTGCATGAATGTACTTGATATGTGCATCAGGACGGAAAAACAAATTTAATGATTGTGCTTGGTCGATATATTGTTGACGATCAGCAGCCAATTCAATAACCCATCGTTGGTCAATTTCCATGGATGTTTTGAATACTGCTTTTTGATTTTCATCAAGAATATTCAAATGTTGAACTGAACCATCATTTGCAATAATTGATGACCAAACATCATTGTATTCTTCTTCTGTTTGTGTTAAACCTTTGATGATTCTATCCAACCAACGATTCTTGTTTAAGAATGCTCCTGAAAGAGTATCTTGGCGATAAGCATTAGCACGATAAGGTTCAACACTAGGGCTAGTGTTTCCCATAATAATGGATGATGAAGCATTTGGAGCAATAGCCATCAGATGACTAAATCGCTGGCCAGTACCAACAGCATCAGGAGCTTCACCTCGTTCTTTTCCAAGAATTTGATTGGCTTCATCTAATTTTTCTCTTATGTGTTTGAAGATTTGATTATTTGAAACTTTTGCCATTACACCTTCAAATGCAATATTATTCTTCTGCAAGTAAGCGTGTAATCCTAAGGCACCAATGCCAATAGAACGCTCACGGCTAGCAGAGTAAATAGCCCTGGAAATGGTATCAGGTGCATTAGTAATAAAATACTCCAGAACGTTATCGAGCATTTCAGCAACATCCCTAAGGAATAAAGGTTCATTCTTCCATTCATCATAGTACTCCAAATTTAAAGATGATAGGCAACACACAGCTGTTCTTTCTTCATTTGTTGGTAAAATGATTTCTGAACAAAGATTTGATTGATGTACTTTCAATCCTTTATCTTTTAAAAATTGAGGTAACATTCTATTGCTTGTATCAATGTAGTGTATGTAAGGCTCGCCTGTGTGCATACGTAATTCTAATATTTGTTGCCATAAATGTTTAGCAGAAACCGTTTCACGAATTTCTTTTGATTTAGGATCAACTAAATTCCATGAATCATCAGCTTCCGGATTCAACATGCAATTTTCAATCAACTGCATGAAATCATCGGTGATATTAATACCATGGTGTAGATTTAAACAACGCACATTGGGATCACCCGTTGGCTTACGCATTTCTAAAAATGATATAATGTCGGGATGACTGATATCAAGATAAGCAGCATAACTTCCACGGCGAGTACGACCCTGACGGTAAGCAAGAGATGAAGCATCGTAAATTTTGAGGTGCGGCATAACACCAGTACTCTTGTCGTCTGCACTACGTATACCAAAGCCAATACCAACACCACCGCCAAGCATAGAAAGCCAATTAGTTTCGCTAAGATTATCAACTAGACCCTCCGCTGTATCTTCAATATAGTTAAGAAAGCATGAAATAGGCATGCCACGCTTAGAACGACCATAGCTAAGAATTGGAGTACTATAACTGAGCCAATGATTAGAGGCGTAATCGTAAAGGCGCTGAGAATGTTCAGTATTGCTTCCAAATGACGATGATACATATGCAAACCTTTGTTGTGGTGATGTTTCATCATCACGCATGTAAGACTCTTGTAATCTTTTAATTCCTAATTCATCAAATAGTTTATCTTTTTCCAAGTCTATTTTGATACCCATATATTCCATATTTTTTACCTTATTATTTCGTTATAAATTCTTCTATCATCGGAAATACTGATTTAATTTGTTCTACGCAGGCCAATGCAATATCCTGATGTTCTTTTTGTGTACCATTTGCGCTACGGAGTTGTATATAGTGAACCCAAGAACGCAGCGTTCCGTTCATATACAATCGTGAACCTGTCATACCTTCTGGTAATACTGCTCTCGCTTGTTCCTTAGCAATACCATTGTTTATTGCCCATTGATACGTATCCAAAATTTCATCCATTACTTGATGCTGTCTTTGTCTCCATGTTTCAGCAAGTTGAGTATCATCTGTCTCTATGCTATTCTGACGATTCTTAGTATCTTGTAATCTACATTCTTTTAATTCAAATCCTAATTGAGTCGCTTCCGCATATCGTTGACTAAATTCCTGAAAGGAAAATGAACGATGCCTTAAAATCTGTCTTGCTATATCTCGTGTGGTGTCTATTTCTAAACATATGTTCACCATTTCAAGTGGCGACCAATGTTGGTTTTTGATAAGATACCGAACCAACTTTTCAGAAGTTTCAGTATTATTTTGATTTGCGGGATTTGAGACTCTGGCTGCAAATGCAACCTGTTCTAACAAATCTTTACCGTCTATACCCTGTGTGTATGATATCAATTTCACATTCATAACAAATCTCCAGTCAAGTCTTTTTCCAATTAATAAATTCCATCTTTGCTCTCAAATTCACAAAGGTATGTTTACTTATGATATCTTGTATTTCATCAGGTGAAAAACCATTTAAAACCATATCATTTATATCTTTTTCTTCCATCATTTCTGGCCAGATTACTACATTGTAGTGTTCTTCAATGGCTTTGTCCATCTGGCTATGTAGTTCTTTGTTTCTTGGTTCATTATCATACACTAAAACAATCTTAGACTTATCAAAGTGCTTTGAAGCAGCCATTAAGTTTGAGTCCGCAGTCGCCACAGCGTTCTCTAGAAACATGGAGTCAATAGGACCTTCCACGACATAAATCATTTCTTCCTTATTGATCCTGTCAGTTCCGAATAACTTGTGGTTGTCTTTGTCTGTTTTTACGGTGATGTATCTCAGTTTAGATTCACCTAGTGCGCGACCTTGAAAAGCCACAAGGTTTTTATCTTCGTCATAGAACGGAATGACTAGTCTAGGGTCATCTTCCTTGAGACCTTCTTTTTCAATCTGAAGGGAGTCCACGAAACTCTTGAAATCTTCTGCAAAGTATAAATCCGAATGAAATCTCTCTGGTATTTTACGTGACTTAACGTACACTTTAGCATAATGTTCTTCTGGTAAAGAGTTGATCGATGGTATAACCAGAGATTTCTTAAATTTAGGTGCTTCCGTTTTGACTTCATCGAAAGTAGGTTTAACGTAATTGTCTCGTCCCTGTTCACCATTTTTGTATCTTTCAAGTGCATATTCTTTAACTAGGTTTGGATCAACCTTCTCCAGGAAATTATAAAAAGAAGTGGATGCACCACAGTTATGGCACATGTAGAAGTAATTGTTCTTTTTTTCGTAAACATAACCACGGGCTTTGGTTTTGTTCTTGCTTGAATCGCCACAGAGAGGACACCTGAAGTTATACAGGTTATCCTTTTTCTGTGTGAATTTTTGAAGCTTTGGAGATACCCTTAGTAAAAAGGTTCTATCAATGAAAACGGACATAACAAAATGGTTTAGAGTTTACGAGAAACTCGATTATACACCAATTAATGTAAAAATGCAAGTATTTTTTCTGCGTGACCGGAAAGTATTCCGGCAAATGCTACGGCACCGGCAACCATCCATACCATTTTTTGACGGATCTTTTCCAGATCACCTATTTTTTTGGCAAGTTCGGCATGTTGAGTGCATGATGCACTATACATTTCTTCCAATTTTTCTACCAAACTTTCCCGAGTTTTATCAAGACATTCATGCATGTCTTTAACATCAATTTTTAATTCATCCATTTTTTCATTAAGGTTCTCCACCTTAGTTTCAACAATACCGATTCTTTCGACTGTAGTTGCCATTTAGTTCTTTCTTGTAAGTTTAAACTTTATTTTTTCACAGGTACTTCTGTACCTTCAAGTTTTTTATGAACTTTCATTTCTTTACAGTTTTGTTTTGGTTTGCCTGATTTGTCTTTAACAACTTGGCCTTGTTTGTCTTTTACATCAACACATACTTTAACTTTTTCTGCAGCTTGTGCAAACAATGATAGGCATAGGCCTGTAACTAATAGTAATTTTTTCATTTTATTTTCCTTTATATTTTTTACCAAGTGACTGCGCCGGTGGTTATTTTACGCAAAGCCATGTTAATTAAACTGAGTGCTACCATTTGGTATTCTACAGGTAATACGAAACCATAACTGGCCTGTACGATAACAGCTACACCTGCAATAATGTTGGTCCAAAATGTTTTACTGTAGTACCACTTTTTACCTGTCATTTCTCCTTCAATGACTTCTGCTACTGCTTCGGAGATTTTTTGATTTGTTGCCATATTAGTCCTTAGAGTTCTGGTTGTGGTGCTGGTGCTGGGGCAGGTTTTCCACCGAAGCCGGTAACGACTTGTGGTTGAGGTAAGCTTCCAAAGCCGCTTGCGCCAGAGCTTGTTGATGTTGTGGTGTTAATTGTTGGCGTTCCAAATCCTGTATTACTACCAGAGCTTGTTGAAGTTGTTGTGTTTGGTGCATTTGGTGGTCCTGAAATGGTTGGAGGTTTATTTGCTGCTTCTAGTGCTTTTGCTCTTAAATCCTTATCATTACCAGCTAACATGATACCAGATAAAGTACCTGTTAAAAATGTTGCAATCGGAATAATCAATTCGAAAAACTTTTGGTCAATCGGAGAAATTGCATTTAATGGTTGCGTAACAAAAATGATGGAGTATAACACAACAAATACAATACCTGTTAATGTTAATGCCAAACAGATACCGATGAAAAATTTCAGTCGAGCCATCAACTGTTCTTCTGTATACATAAAATTATTATTTTCCACAATTCGCTCCTTGTTGTGCTTGTTGGCATGATGGTGCCGTTGATTTTAATTGTTGTTCTGCTAATACATTTTGTGCTTCTTTAGGTGGACCCAATCTCGGATCTCTCTGACCTTTGAAGATGTGTTCGGGACATGTTCGTGTTACATCACACACTGGAAATTTGCAAAAATCTTCCTCCCAATTTTTTGGATCTTGGCATGGATAACGGAATCTGTCTCCACCAAAAAATGCTAATGTTAGTGGCAATATAATTAATCCGAGTGCTACAAGAAATAGTTTTTTATCTTGCATAATTATACTCCAAAAACATGAAGTGCGTGTTCATAGTGCTTAATGCGGTCTTCGAGACCAATAGTACCACCATTGATTCGTTTTGTTAATGTGACGATATCACCTTTGTCGGCCCATTGGTTTAAGTTATTTGTTTCCCAAAACCAACATGCGGATTGTGCTGCACCTTCAAATGTTGCTAGATATTCTGAAGCTTCTTCAACCGAAATACCAAGACTGCCGGCAAAGAATGTATAGTTGTCGCGGCCGGTCAATTGAATTAAACCACGGCCGCAGAATTTATAACCATCACCCGTTTCAGGAGAACCATTACCCATGCGATTAGCGTAAACCAAATTAGCAATGGCTTCTTGTTTATTAGGCATCGAGGCATACTTGTTGGCCATTTCGTCTGTTGGAAAATACTTTGGAAAAATTTTACGAAGTGTTGCGGCTTTGTAATTTAAATTTTCCTTAAGTACCATAAAACCACCAGACTCATGAGCGCATTGTGCTATAAAAGCCGCCATTCTTTGTGGTGTATTGATTTCATAATCCGGAAACAAGATCGATAAGGCATTGTGCCAATGATCTAGATATGGGTTTTTTGGAAGTAATTGTTTTAATTGTTCTTTTGTCAGTTCCATTATTTTACACTTTCAAAAATATGTTTTTGTTTTTGATACCATTCAATCCATGCATCATTTTTCACCGCACATTCATAATACGTATTATAATTTATTGTGATAGTTTTACTTATATCACTAAGTTTAGAATCTTCTTGTAATTTTTGTAATTGTGGACATGAAGTCATTGCAATATTTCCAGGAGAATCTGGAAATTGTCTAGTGACTGGAACAGTGGTCGAACATCCAACAAGTAATACTAATAAGAGATATTTCATTTTGGTGCCTCTGCTGCATCATTATGTGCCTTGATAAACTCTTTAGGTATCTCACAGACACCACCTGGAGCAAATTTTGTGTCATATTTGACCACTTCTCTATCCACGTATTTAACGATATCATCACCACGGGTTTTGATAATTTGTGTCTTGTTTACCACTTTTTCAACAATCTTTATATTTTCTTCTTTAGATTGTATTTCTGATGCAGCAACTTTTTCTTCCATCTCTTTTACTCTGGCCTGCCATGATTCTTCATTTGATATTGCACCAGACATATAAGTGCCTAATGCAATCAGGACAACAGAAACCGCTTGTATTGGTGTCCGATACACATATACAAGCGGTATAAATTTCATTACGTAAGTTGCTAACAGACCTAACAGACCTGCAAAAAATATTACGTAAAAAATCCAATTAGGTAACCATTGAAGAATCCACATATTACATCTTTGGAGTTTTTCGTTTATAGAATGACATTAATGGGTTTCTTTTTTTAGAAACACCTGGTTCTCCGGCCGTACCACCAGAACCTGCAATGTTGCCGGTACCTACAGCGTTAGTTGGTGCAGCTGACATAACTTCTTCGGTAGCAACATTAATAGGTGCACCACGGCGCTCTGGATTAGGATCTTCTCTGCGTTTTCTTCTTGCTGCACTTGCACGACCTTCTTTGCCTAATGCCTGTGCTTTTGATTGAGGCAAACATTTTGGTTTGCCTTCACCAGGTTCGCGAGCACAATCACCTTTAATGTTCCCCTTGGTGTCCATACGGACCCATTTTTGTTTAAACCATTTTCTTAAATCTTCATTGATCCAATTGTCTGGAGTTTTTCCATGTTTAGACTTAAAATCATCATGTAATTCTTTACCTGTTATGTCATGATCTTTGGATATTCTCATCATCAATTTATTGATGGTTTCATAATCATGGTTATCCAATTGCTTTAAACCATTTTCCAGTTCTTTTACATGATCTTCTTTTCTGCAACTTCCTGGAGAAAAAGGTTCTTTACCTGGAACAGGTTTATGACCTGGCCAGCATCGACCTTTTTCCTCTAAGTATTCTTTGAATGTTTTCATATGTGTCTTAATATCTCTGCGACATTTATATCTAGTGGTATTTCCGATGATACTATAGTTTTTCCATTTATACCATAAACAAAATCAGGCATGATATCCAAATAATCTAAAAAAGTTTTTAGAATATCATAATCACGAACATCAGTCTTATAGAACAATATTCTTGCGGTTGCTTCTGGACCAAAAACATTATTCAATAAAATGATGTGGTTCATAATCAATCGTTCTTTGAGAGATTTAGTTATCTTGTATCTACGAAACAATCTTTTTAAGTATTTCGTTCTCTTGATATCTCCCTCAAATTCCGACATGATACAGTGTGGCGATGTATAGCATTTCATTGCATACATCATAAAATTATCTTCATTCAAATCATCAAACATATTAAAGAGGGGCCGAAGCCCCTTTTTTAATTATCAGGTAATACGAGATCGTCTGAACCATCACCAATTGGATTTGCTAAAGCGACCAATGTTTCATACTGTACACGACCAGCACGACCACCACTACCAACAGTACGAAGCACCCAACCAGGCTGAGTAACTTGTGTACCACCAGCACCAGAACCAAGTGATGATACAGCAGTTGCTTGCTCACCAGTTGCTTGAATCTCAAAGTACTGAGCATTGTTACCGGTACCAGAAATATCAACAGTAGCGCCGCCAGAAGTTGCTGATACTTTGAATGCGTTTGCAGTTAAACCAGAAGCTATAACATAGTATGTTGTGGTGGAAGTTAAACCAGTAGCTGAAGCACCACCACCATTGTTGTAAATAACTGCATCACCCGCTACTAAACCGTGAGCAGTATAAGCGATAGTATCAGTACCTGTTGTAATAGCAGAAGTAGGAATGGTACGTATTGCTTTAGCAACAACAACAGTTGGTGCTGAAGTATAACCCAGGCCTGTGGCGGTGACAGCAATTGAGGTAACTACTCCGCCAGCGATAGATGCAGTAGCTGCAGCAGTAGAACCACCACCGCCAGAGAATGTAACTGCTGGTGCTTCTAGATAACGAGCACCACCAGTTGAAACTGATACTGCGGTTACGTTGTCACTACCAGCACCACTTTCAGTGCCATTTACCATAAACAAACCAATTGTTTGATTAGTTGTATAAGCATTAGGACTTGTATTACCATAAAGTAATGCAACGTTTGCTGCGGTAGGTTCAGCCGCAACGGCTTTTACATCAGCGTGATTTACTATTGTAGAGTTAACGGCCCAGTATGGTGCGTTAGCTGCGTTATCGTTATTTCCCCAAGATGACATTTTATTCTCCTTTTAACCGAGGGTTATGTTACTATTTATCTTTTTCCAGAATCGGGTCTACTACGCATCTTCATCATAGGATCGATTTCGATGGTATCTCTCTTTTCACCAGTTAAGGTGGTGCCACCCGTCATAATTGCAGCGGCCTGTGGTTTCTCCATATTGGAATTATCTGTTGTTCTTTGGATTTTCGGTTTCTTACCATAGGTTGCAACAGACTTATCTTCCTTTTCGTGGTCATAAATCTCCTCTTTCATGCCTTTCCTTTTATAGATGGACTTAATGATTCGAGCAGACTTGGACATTTGAATTAGTTTCTTACCTTTATCTTTTGCTGCATCATCAGCTTTCTTTTGACGAGCCTGAATAGAGTTATTGTAATTTGGTTGATCCATAGGTTTAAATGATTCTATTTCTTCTTTTTGTACAGGCTTTTGTTCTGGTGCATATTTCTTTTTTAAATATTTGTCGACCTTACGAGCATATTCGTCTTTCACTTCCTCTTTTTGCACAGGCTTTTGTTCTGGTGGTTTCTTATTCAACAATTCGTTACCTAAACGCTCTTCACGTTCACGTTTCTCTTTGGCTTGTTGTAAGGCCTTGTACATACGAATAGAAGCTGATGCAGCTTCATTAACATCTTCATTCTTACTGTTTAGATAGTTACCAACAGTATCAATATAGTCTGTTGCTAATGTTAATTTTGACTGAACCCATGCAGGTAGTTGTTTTTCATAGTCTGTACCAATGTAATCACGAACCATGTTTACGGCACGTTCCATTTGGTCCAACTGATTCAAAACCATACTACCTTCATCATCCATCATTTGACCCATTGCAATCGCAATATGATTTTCATCAAGTTCAAGACCTTCTCTTAGTCTTGTCACAAAGGTATAGTCTTTCATTGTCAACACACCTTTTTTACGAATGTGTATTAACTTCTCAACAACCTTGTGCAAATCCATATCAGTCTTTGCATCTTCACGAGCATACTCCAACATACGAATCAACAATGGAATATCAAACATGATAACATCCATCTTGTCAATTGCTTCTGTGATGGACTCTATCATGTGGTCTCTTTTCCACTTGATGAATTGTCCTGTCTTGGAATGCGAAACCTTCTGGTCTTTTGTTGCAAATTCCGGATTAATACCTCTAGATTTCAAATAGGTGTTCAAAGCAGCATCTTCCGAAATGTTTGCTTTTGCAGACCACGGATCTCTAGGATTGGTACCGAAAGTTGGCTTATCTGCGGTGCCTTTGACTATTGATTTTATTGTTTGCGCTTTGCTCATTTTTTACCTTATTCTGATGTGCCTGCTTTACCCATCATTTCATTCTTAACTCTTTTCAAAGATTTTTTGGCCAAGTATCTTGCGTGATTCAATGGCTTCAAATCTTCTGCATCATTGATGTTGGAGACAAAAGGTCCGTCTTCCTGACTGGTTGGTCCTTTTGCCTCAGTTACTTTTTTTCTGTGTCCTGTTCTGGTGTGTCTTTTTGTTTAGAACCACCGTAACGAGAACCTTGTTTAACGCCAGAACCACCATTTGGTTTTGGCTCCGCACGTTTCTTAACATCAGCCATCATTTCTTCCCAACCTTCTTTGAATTGACGGAGAGTTTTTGGTTGTCTTTCTTCTTTTGTTAAACGATCAACTGCTTTGTCAACATGGACTTTACGTTTACGTGCATCGGATTTGAACTTATCAGCAAGTGAAGTAGATGCATTTTTCATTGTATCGCTTCTTGCCTTGGATGCTTGATGTTCAAAATCACCTGCAATTTTACGAGAAATTGTAGAGTCGGCTGATGCTTTCTTAACATAAGAACCAAGAGTGCTTTTAGACAACTCATCAATTTGTTCAGATTCCTCTTGGACTTTGTTCTGCATCTTAGCTCTAATACCACTAATTGTGCTATTTGGTTTTAATGCGGCACCAGTATTTGTATCAAAATTCTTACGATCTTGTTGTTTTTGACCTGTAACAACATTACCACGATCTCTCAATTGGCCTAGTAGGCTTTCATCAACAACTTCTTCTTTCTTCATCTTGTCGTGAGCTTTACCCATGTTCTGTATGTCTTTGGCATTTTCTTTTGAACCAGACTGAGTTTTGCCCTTCATATATTCAGATTTTTTCTTATCCATGTAAGAACTTAATGTTGACTTAGACAACTCACCAAGTACTTCAACTGCTTCATCAACAGTTTCTTCTTCTTTGACAGTTTTCTTTTCACCACGAAGAATTTTAAAATCTTCTGGATCAACTTTGTTGTTTTTATTTTTATCAATTAAATGTTGATTGCCCTTGAGTGCTTCTTGTTGAAGAATTTCTTCAATTGCTGCAACCATGCTATCTTTTTTTCTTAGGTCTATCATTTTTGTTCTCCGTTTTTAGCAATTCCACTTGCGTAGTGATTTATTGATTCTTGAATCTGGATCCTTGGCGGTTGCCGCAGAAGTTAATCTCTTTTTCATTCCCGACATTCTAGCACAAAAGGATTTACGTCTATTTGCTGCCTTAGATCCAGGTTTTAATTTTGATGGTTTTGTTGTAACAGCCATCGACAATTTTGAACCAGGATTTTCTGCACGATAAGATGCAATACCTTTTCTATTTAAGCCACCATCTGGATTTTTTCCAGCAGAACGCTGCCATGCGGCAGTTTCTACCATGAATTCTTTAAAACTTTTTAACATTTTTTGCTGCCTGTGCCATTGTTTCACCTTTAGCTTCTGCTGCTCCGCCGTGGCCAAAGTGTTTTTCTTTTTCAGCCTGGTCAGAATACTCTTTTGCTTTATTCATCAAATGAGCTTTTTGACGCTTCAATTCCTGAGCGTCATGTTGTTGTGTTACTGGTGTCGATTCTTTGACAAACTCTGTGAATTTTTTCATTTCTTTTTCTTCTTGTTAAAGTAACCCATCTTATCGTTTGGATTTTCCATTGGCTCTTTGTTTGTTGAACCACCTAAAACACCAGCTACTCCCATTTCGGAATCTGATGGATCATTAAATGATTCTCTAAATCGTTTAAAATCGACTTGCTCTCTATATGTCACATCGCCAAGACCAGACATAGGGTATACTGTTCCCTGTTGGCGAGTATCAAATTCTTGGCTGATTCCGGAAACATTCCTCATTCTCTGACTAACAGTAGGAGAATCAACCAAGCCTTTTTTCTTTATTTTTTCTTTGTCTTTGCTGAAGTTGCTTTCTTTCGGGGCTGGGTAGACTTTAACTGTGGGGCCGGAGTCTTCGGTGTAGGTTCTGAAGGTGTAA